ATGTAGAACCAGACAAAGCAAAGAAAGAATCAAGAGTTTATAAAACAGCAGAACAATTAGAAGATGAATACTTTGATCTATTTGAAGACTACAGATTAGATGAAATAGACATCAAAGGTATGGCCAAGAAAGCCGCGGCAGGTGCGGCTAACATTACCAAAGCGGCGGCTAAAGGTACAGGTAAAGCAGTAGGCGCTGGCTTAGACAAAGCAGGTGCAGTAGCAAATAAAGGCATTGGCAAGGCAGTTGGTGCAGTTAAATCAGGTGCGGCTAAAGCAGGTAAAGAATTAGGACAGAAAGTTACATACGCTAAACTTGAAAAAGATTGGAAAAAAGCAGGCGAACCAACAGACGTAGGATCCATTGCAAAAATACTTTCAGACAGAGGTATGAGTGACGAACAAATTGGTACTGTTGCAACAAACACAGGACAAGCAGATCTTAAAGTACAAGGTGCAGAGAAAAGCACAGCAAGTTCAGGCGGAGTTGGCGGCGGAACTAAAGGTGACGATGAAAAAGCACCAGAACCTGGCAAAGATGCAGGAGCAAAAACAGGAGGCGTAGGCGGTGGAGCCGCAGGCGCAGGTGGTGGAGCAGGTGCTTCAGCATCAAGTCCAGATCCTAAAGCAGACAAAGACGGTGATGGAAAAGCAGACGGCGATAGTGCTTCAACACTACAAGGTAAGGCTTCCGGAGATCCATTTAACGATGGACCGTTTGACATGAAGTCAAGTCCACCTAAAGGTACAAACGCAGGTGCAACTAAAGACGACTTTGAATGGAAAGGCGCACAGTGGATTAGTAAATCGACAGGTAAAGTTGCAGACAAAGGAACTGCGGCAAAACTTGGTAATCCTAAGATGGACGAATTAATTAGACAAATTCAAGATAAAGGTCAAGTTGATCTTGCAGTAGCATATCTAAGTGGCGGGGGCGATGCAACAGCAAAAGCACCAGCAGGTGGAAAACCAGCGGCACCTGGAAAATCAGCGGCTTCTAAAAGACCAGACCAAAGATTCCAACAACAACCAACAGTGTAAATTTAAAAGAAAGGTAACCCAGACTTCTTAGTGGTTTCCATATGATCCTCTACGATCTTCTTGACCATGTCTCGATCTTCAGGACCCATATCATATGCTTCATTGAGAGTTACTCCTCCCCGCATATACCAAACAAGTTTTAGGATATTGTGTTTAAGTTCTTTAGCATCGCCCTCAAGTTTTTTAACTTCGGACTGTATTTTGTCAAGAGGCCATTGTGCTATTTGCGTACGAAAAAATTTGATTGATCAAACGCTATTGGTACTTCCCATGAGTCCGGAGCGCCTGCCTTCTTCTCATCTTCCGATGCTTGTGCAATTAACGGTTTAAGAGCATATTCATTTCTCTTTTTCTCAATAGCACTTTTAACACCATCAAAGATATCACCTGATGTTTGTTCAAAAAATTCTTGAATATGTTTCTTATCAGTAACTTGTTCTTCGCCACCGAATTGAACCCATTCAATTTGATCAACTACACTTGACAAAGTCATATCAGTTAGTTTACTAAAACTCTGATTAAACTTCGCCATTTTTTGTTCTTCGTCAAGATTTGAATCTGCAAGAGTTTGCATCATGCGTTGTTCTTCAAATGCCTTTAATGCTAACTCTGTAAACTTTTTGTAGTTTAAAGGACTAATATAAAATGTAAATTGGTTATGTTTATATAAAGGATCATATCCTCTGCCTTGAACTGTATCCAATAATTGAATTAAATCAACGGACATATCCTTAGTCATCTCCGGTTTAGTATTTGGAACCGGTGCTGTAATTGTAAGTGTTTCTCCGTAAGTTGCAATTCTAACTGCAATTAAAATTGCATCAAGATCTAAACTTGGACAATGGTACGCATCTCTAATTGCTGGAATACAACTTTGCATCATTGTTACAGTTGATTCGCCATTAAGAAGTGCGTCTGGTGTTTTTAAAACTAACTCGTCCTTTGCAGTCATTGGATAAACTGCTACTTCACCGTTTTCCGGTAAGTCTATAGATCCTTTTGGCCAATATTGTCCGGCTGACGGAAGTTTTAAGTACAGTTTTGGCTGTCGAAAATGCTTCGTTAGCGGATTCGCCTTGACCGGTTGTACTGGAGTACCCGGTACTGGCCCAGTTGGCATCATTGGTATACCGCCTGCTGGAATGTTATTTTCTGACATATTTTTCTCCTGCTAAATAAGTTATAGCACAAGTATTTATAAGTTGCAATAAAGTGAGTATATAATAAATGGCAGTAACAGTTGATATTCCAGGAATTGGTAAAGTACAAGCCGAAGATGCCGCATCGGAGGCTACACTAAAGAAAATCCTTGATGCCTTGAAAAAAGGCGCAAAAGGTGGTGGTTCTGGTGGCGGAGCCGGAGGTGCTGGTGGACCTGCTGGTGGTATGGAAGGTGTTCTTAATAAAACATCAAATAAATTGGGTAAATTTGGTGATGAGATACAAAACACCACTTCTGTACTTGGAGATTTTGGTAGAGGTCTAAGCATGATGACCGGTATGGTGACCAAAGGTTTAGGTATGGTCACAGATACTGCTATGGGATTAGCAACTGAATTCTTAGGCACAAGTGTTAAGATGAGTGACTTTGCATCACACTTACCATTAGTAGGTGGTGCACTCAGTAGTATATTAGGAATGGTTGAAGAAAACGTTCAAACATTTAGAAGTCTATCTGAAGTAGGTGCTTCTTTCGGTAACAACATTGTTGAAATGAATTTGGCGGCGGCTGATGCAGGATTAAGCATGGAACAGTTTGCTGAGTTTGTTGGTAGCAACGCACAGAACATGATGCTATTAGGAGGCACAACAACAGAAGGTGCTAAGGCATTTGGAAGATTAACTAAAAGTTTACCAAGAGAAGAACTTATGGGAATGGGTTTTACTATGGAATCTCTTGCAGAACATACAGCAGGTTACATTGAACTACAAGCAATGCAAGGTAAACTTGCTGGAAGAAGTCAAGCATCATTACGTGCAGGTTCAGAACAATACTTAATGCAGATTGATAGACTTGCTAAAGTAACAGGTAAATCACGTAAAGAAGCAGAAGCATTATTAAAGAAACAAGCCTCAGAAGCAAACGTTATGGTTATGGCAAGTAGATTGTCAGGAGAAGCATTAACTAACTTTCAAGACGGACTTGCATTTGTTGATTCAGAATTACCAGGATTTAGTGGTGCTATTAAAGACTTAGCAGACGGTGTTGCACAAACTCCATTAGCACAAAAACTTGCGGCAACTATACCAGGCTTTGCAGAATTACAGAAACAACTTGGTGATGGTGCTATCAGTCAAGAAGAATACATTAAGCAGATGGCAGGCTTTGGTCCAGAGATGGATGCGTTTATTAAAAGCATGGATCCTGCAATGGTACAATCATTGATGGGTAAAGAAGGCTTTGAAGGATTAACCAGTGGCTTGGCTGAATACAAAAAGATGTCAGCAAAATACACTGATGCAGATATTGCGGCAATGAAAGCAGAACAACAAGAAAGAGATAAGACTACTAAAACAACGGCCGCTTTTGAAGTAGCAATGACTGAAATGCGTAACAAGATTAAAACAACTATTCTTGACAGTGGATTGTTTGATATGTTCATGGAAGGTATTGGTACATTTACAGAATGGTTTACTTCCACAGGTAAAGATGGCGTGTCAAAATTAGATGGTTTCTTAGACGGAATCCTAAAGTACGGTGAAGAGATGGCCAAGTTCTTAAAAGATACCTGGGAAGCGGCAGGAGGCGACTTAGGTAAATTCTTTAGCGAAGTTTGGGATAAAAAATTTAAACCTATGATTAAAAAAGGATTTGATAAAGTTGGAGAAATATTTGGTGCTTGGTTTGGTGCTTTCTTTAAAGAACATATTGGAACATTAATTGTTGGTGTACTTGGCGGACTTGCAGGACTACTACTTACAGGATTTATAACATCATTATTACCAACAATATTTGGAATCATACTTGGTCCAATTATTGCACCATTCCTTGCAATTGGAGTGGCACTACTTGCTATATTTGGTTGGGAAAAAATTAAAAGTTGGGTACAACCGATTCTTGATGTATTCTCTACAATGTTTGAGTTTATTGGGAAAATCTTTACTGGCTTAGTTGATAAACTTAAAAAACTTAATCCGTTTAGTTGGTTTGGTGGAGATGACGAAGAAGACGATCCAAATCAAAAGATCGCCGAGAATTTGAAAAAGACAGAAATTGAAGATCCAAAAATCAAAATAGCCAACGCAGGTGTAATGCCAGACTATGAAATGCCAACAGTTACAACACCAGAAATTGATACAACCAAAATTGTTGCCGACTCTGGAGTCACAAAGAAACTCCAAGAGAGCGAAGCCGCGGTAAATACAAATAGCACAGATTTAGCAACTGCTACTTTGGTAGAGCAAAATAAAATTTTAAAACAGATTCTCCGTGCAACAAACGGGTTACAGGGGAATATGTTGAAAGGAACTGCGTAACACATGAGCTGGAAAAGATATTTTACAAATGCGCCTGTAGGTAACAACGACGGTGGTAACATGAGCCCGTTCAGTGGACGTGGCGGAAACGAACCGGGTCCGGCAAGATCTAATTATTCTTCATATCTACCAGACGTATATGTAGGCTCTCCAAATAGAGTAGAGCGTTATGGTCAATACAATACTATGGACAACGACTCAGAAGTAAATGCGGCGTTAGACATTTTAGCAGAATTTTGTTCACAACAAAATGCACGTAACAGAACATCATTTAATTTACATTTTAATAAAACAGCAACAAACAGTGAAGTTAACATTTTAGGACAATACCTAAAGCAATGGTCTAAACTACAAAAGTTTGAAACTAAAATGTTTAAAATTGTGCGTAATACATTTAAGTATGGTGACGCATTTTTTGTAAGAGATCCTGAAACTAAAAAATGGTTTTACATTGATCCTGCAAAAGTTGTACGTATTATTGTAAACGAATCAGAAGGCAAAAAGCCAGAACAATATATTATTAAAGATATTAACTTTAATTTTAGAGATCAAATTATTACTGATCCGCATATTACAAGCGGAAATATTACAGGCGGTGGAACATCGTCAGGTTCACAAGGTTATCAATCAGGTGGCGCACAAGGTGCAGTTGGTAACACAGGAACATCACAATCAGGTTCAAGATTTAATGTAAACAATAGAGAAGTTGCTATTAATGCAGAACATGTTGTACATTTAAGTTTAAGTGAAGGATTAGACAACAACTATCCATTTGGTAATAGTTTGTTAGAAAGTATATTTAAAGTATACAAGCAAAAAGAATTATTAGAAGACGCAATTATTATTTACAGAACGCAAAGAGCACCTGAACGTAGAGTGTTTTACATTGACGTAGGTAATATGCCATCACACCTTGCAATGCAATTTGTTGAGCGTGTAAAAACAGAAATACACCAAAGACGTATTCCAAGTGCAACAGGTGGATCAACAAGCGTTATTGATAGTGCATACAATCCATTATCAACAAATGAAGATTACTTCTTTCCGCAAACAGCAGAAGGACGTGGATCTAAAGTTGAAACATTACCAGGCGGTACTAACTTAGGTGAGATTGACGACTTAAAATACTTTACTAATAAACTTATTAGAGGTTTACGTATTCCAAGTAGTTACTTGCCAACAGCGGCACAAGATGATGCACAAACACAAAGCAACGATGGTAGAGTAGGTACTGCATACATACAAGAACTACGCTTTAACAAGTACTGTGAACGTTTACAAGCACTTGTAACAGAAGAATTTAATCAAGAGTTTAAACGTTACCTATTAGAAAAAGGTATGAATCTTGATGTTTCAATGTTTGATTTAAAACTTGAACCACCAATGAACTTTGCAAGTTACAGACAATCAGAACTTGACAATGTAAGAATTCCAACGTTTACACAAATTATGGCTGTGCCATTTATTAGTAACAGATATGCAATGAAACGTTTCTTAGGATTAAGTGAAGAAGATATGGCTGAGAATGAACGTTATTGGAAAGAAGAGAATGATGAAAATATTACTCCACCACCAACAGACGCCGCAGGTGAAATGCGTGGCGTAGGTATTAGTGGCGCGGCAATGGATGCAGACATAGGCGGAGCAGAAGACATTGATCCTAATGCAGAGCCTGATCCAGTTGCAGGAGGAGAAGCGACAGCACCTGACACAACAACAGGCGGTGGCGCAGGCGGAGCACCTGCTCCTGAAGTACCACCAGCATAAGGAATAAATAGTTACATGATACTAAGAGAATTATTTTATTTTGACAAAGAAACACTTGAACCAACAGAAGACAAGTCATATGATTCTGCTGACGATGAAGGTGTTGTATCAAGAGACGACACAAGAAAAACAAGACTAAGCCTACGTCAAATCAACAAAGCACGTAGAGCCGGCGAATTTCATAACGAAGAACAACAGAAAGAGTTACATTTTGTAAGACAGATGTACGGATTGGCATCACAACCTGAAGCATAGGAGATGATATGTCAACAGCATTCGTTGTTGGTAACGGCACAAGTCGCAAACCCATAAGTTTAGAAGCATTAAAACAGTACGGTCCTATCTATGCCTGTAACGCAGTTTATAGAGACTTTAGGCCAGACTATCTTGTAGCAGTAGATGCCAAGATGGTGCTTGAAATTTGCAAAACAGGCTGGCAAAAGCACAACAAAGTATACACTAATCACAATAAACAGTTAAACGACATACAAGGACTCAACATTTTAAACCCCAGTAAAGGCTGGAGTAGTGGTCCTACAGCATTAGATCTTGCTTCAGACCACGGACACGATCCTATATATTTGTTAGGATTTGACTTTAAAGGCACTACAGGCACCGGAAAAGGCGATGATAAGGTAAACAACTTATACGCTGGTACATTTAATTACAAGCGAGAAAACGACCCTGCAACATATTTTGGTAACTGGGAGCGTCAAGTAGGCATAATATGCCAAAGAAATCATAGAAAGAGATATATAAGAGTAGTAGCAGAAGGAGATAAATTCCTACCAGGAAGTCTAAAAAACTTTACAAATTTATCCCATGTAAATATCGAAGAATTTCAGAAAATCTTCGGTTAATTTCATTAAGGTTTCAAAATCCTGCGTTTTGAGCCTATATTCCACGTATTTTCCCTATTATATGTAAATATTATTGACAGCCTTACCAAACGTAAACTTATAGGAGGTACTACAATGGCAGACCGTAACAAATTCGAGCAAATGCTTGAAAAATTAGTTAACGAAGATAAGAAAGGTGCAGAAGAACTGTTCCATGAAATCGTCGTTGAAAAATCAAGAACAATTTATGAAAATTTATTAGAAGATGAGTTAGCAGACGAGTCTAAAGACGAAGACACTAACGAAGCAACTGACGAAGAAGTTGATGAATCTTCAAAAGACGAAGAAGTTGACGAAGCAAAAGACGAAGATGAAAAAACAGATGAGTCTAAAGATGAAAACGTTGACGAAGCAAAAGACGAAGACGAAAAAACTGATGAGTCTAAGGACGAAGAAGTTGACGAAAACTTTGCAGAAATTACACCAGAAGCAGATGATGACATGGGCGGCGATCCAGCAGACGACATGATGGCTGATATCGAAGCAGATGCAGATGGCGAAGAAGGTGACGACGACAAGGGCGACGAAGATATGGAAGACCGTGTTGTTGATTTAGAAGATGCACTTGACGACCTTAAAGCAGAATTTGAAAAAATGATGGGCGATAAGGAAGAAGGTGACGATGATGATTCTGAGGAAGCACCAATGGACGACATGGGTGACGACGAAGAAGAAAAGGAAGATGAAGCAATATCTTCCGATCTTAGCGTAGAAGATGAAGTACCAGCATTTGAAGGTACTAAATCACAAACTGAGCAAATGAGAGAGTATGTTGAAAAAGTTGCTGAGCCAAAAGGCGAAGATAACAAAGCAAAATCTCCAGTTGCTGGTAAAAATGATATGGGCGGTTCAGCGGCTAATATCGCAAAAGGATCTGCAGAAGAAAAAGGTGGTACTGTAAGTGCTCCTAAAACTGAAGATCATGGTAATGTAAACGTACCAGGCGGTAAAGCATCTAAGTCTATGTCAAACGCTAAAGGCCACGGCGCTGAGAAAAAAGGCGCAGGCGAAGCAGGAGCAGATAGCAATAGTGTTATCGGTTCTTAATTGTTAGGGAATAGTTGATGAACTTATTACGTGAGAACTTGACATTCGACCAGGCTCAGATTGTTCTGGAATCTACTGAGGACGGCAAAGACCTTCATTTAAAAGGTATTTGTATACAGGGTGGCGTTCGCAATGCGAACCAACGTATATACCCCGTAAGTGAAATTAGTAGGGCTGTCAACACTCTTAACGATCAGATTCAAGGAGGATATTCAGTTCTTGGTGAAGTTGATCATCCAGAAGGCCTTAACATTAACCTTGACCGTTGTTCGCACATGATTAAAGAAATGTGGATGGATGGACCAAACGGTTATGGAAAGTTAAAAGTATTACCTACGCCGATGGGACAACTTGTTAAAACAATGCTGGAAAGCGGAGTTAAACTTGGTGTTTCATCGCGTGGTTCAGGTAACGTAAATGAAGACAGTAACGTAAGCGACTTTGAAATTATCACAGTTGATATAGTTGCTCAACCATCGGCTCCAGGAGCATATCCAACTCCAATATACGAGCACTTGATGAATACCACAGGTGGGTATAAGGCATTTAATATGGCTCGCGAAGTAAAAGAAGACACAAAGGCACAGAAGTATTTGAAAGAATCTTTGGTTAACATTATCCAAGGTTTAAAATAAGGAGAACATGATGTTGGAAGCACTGAAATCACTTTTTGAGAATAACGTAATTTCGGAAGACATCAAAGCATCTATTGAAGAAGCATGGGCGGCTAAGATTACAGAGAACCGTCAGGAAGTAACCGCAGAACTTCGCGAAGAATTTGCTCAAAAATATGACCACGATAAGTCAGTAATGGCTGAAGCAGTGGAAAAAATGGTTGAGGATAGACTTGGTGCAGAGATTACGGAATTTGCTGATGACCGCACAAAACTTGCTGAAGCAAGAGCAAAGTACCATGTAGCAATGCGTGAAAACGCAGACCTACTTAAAAACTTTGTTGTTGCACAATTAGGCAAGGAAGTTTCAGAGTTACACGAAGACCAAAAAGCAATGTCAACTAAATTTGGCAAACTTGAGGAATTTGTGGTAGAGGCTTTGGCTAAAGAAATTGCAGAGTTCCACGAAGACAAAAAGGATCTTGCAGAAACTAAAGTTCGACTAATTAGAGAGGCTAAGAAGCATCTTGATACTGTAAAAGAAAAATTCGTTAAAAACGGAGCGAAAGTTGTTGAAAACACAGTTGCAAAAACTCTTACAAAAGAGATTGGGCAACTTAAAGAAGACATCGACTCAGCACGTAAAAACGATTTTGGTAGAAAACTGTTTGAAACATTCCAAGAAGAGTACACTAATTCTTACTTGAATGAGAAATCAGAAACTGCTAAACTTTTAAAAGTTGTAGAGGTGAAAGACAAGCAATTAGCAGAAGCGAAAGCAACTGTTGAGAAAACAACTAAATTAGTTGAGTCTAAGGATCTTGAGTTCAAAAAAGCACAAGATACTGCAAAAAGAAAAGAAGTAATTTCCGAGTTAACTGCTCCATTGAGCAAGGAACAGAAAGAAATTATGTCAGACTTACTGGAGTCTGTACAAACTGCTAATATCCAAAAACAGTTTGACAAGTACTTACCGTCCGTTATTGATGGTAACACTCCAGAGAAGAAGAAGGCGACACTTACCGAGGCAAAAGAAGTAACAGGCAATAAAGAAGAATCTAACGTTAGAAATGGCGCAAGTAATTCTGCAACAGATAATGTCGTAGATATTAGAAGACTTGCAGGATTAAAATAAGGAGAAATCAATGTCAGAACTATTAGAAAGTAGATGGCAGGAAACTAAGAGCGCATTACTTGAAGGCCTACAAGGCAATAAGAAGTCTGTTATGTCTGCTACGCTTGACAACACCAAGAAATACTTGGCTGAGTCGGCTACAGCAGGAGCAACTTCTGCCGGTAATGTTGCAACTTTAAATAGAGTTATCCTACCAGTAATAAGAAGGGTCATGCCTACAGTGATCGCTAACGAAATCGTTGGTGTTCAACCTATGACAGGACCAGTGGGTCAAATCCACACATTAAGAGTTCGTTACTCAGACACATTAGATGATGTGACTGCAGGCGAAGAGGCTCTATCACCGTTCAAGATTGGCTTAGGCTATTCAGGTGGTGGATCTACTGATAAGGCATCTGCTACAGCGGCACTTGAAGGTGAAGCAGGTAAGAGATTGTCAATTCAGATCTTAAAACAAACAGTTGAAGCGAAAACACGTAAGTTAAGTGCTCGTTGGACTTTTGAATCTGCACAAGATGCACAAGCACAACAGGGTATCGACGTTGAAGCGGAAATTATGGCGGCTTTAGCACAAGAAATTACTGCTGAAATCGACCAAGAAGTTCTTGCTTCTTTACGTAACTTGGCTGGCGCGGCTGAATCAGATGTACAGTACGATCAAACTGCTGTATCAGGAACTGCTACATTCGTCGGTGACGAACATGCGGCACTTGCTGTAATGATTAACAGAGCGGCTAACAAGATCGCACAGCGTACAAGACGTGGCGCTGGTAACTTTGCAGTGGTATCACCGCATACGTTAACAGTACTTCAGTCTGCTACAACTTCAGCGTTCGCAAGAACAACTGAAGGAACTTTTGAAGCACCTACTAACACTAAACTTGTTGGTACATTAAACAGTGCTATGAAAGTATACGTAGACGCTTATGCATCAGAC